AACACCCGAGAAAGACCTCGGGTGTGAGTATTATACCCTTAAATTATGAGGACTGCCGTGCGCGGATCATAGCAAGGATATCTTGTGCCTTGTCTGCGCCCGCCGCTGGCGCTGCTTCTACCTTAGGTTCTACTACAGGTTCTGCCTTTGGAGCAGTTTCAAACGGTGCTTCAACTGCCGCAGGTGCTGCTGCTGGCGCTGCCTTAGGTGCTGCTGTTTCTGAATTACCAAAGTTCATACCTGCTGGTTTGAAATAAGACCCCCACTTATCTGGATCGTATGCCTTGCCATCAACTGATGCTTCAAACATTTCAGTCATAACCTTCAACTCAATGTCACCTGGCTTGTTAGGAAGGAACGATTTGAGATCAAATAAGCCATACTTTTCAATCGCTTCCATTTCGTCTGCATTAAGTGCAGATTCCTTACGAGCCCAACTTGAAGTTGAATAATCAGCATAACCACCCTTTGTGGTCTTAGTAATGCGGAAGTCAAGTCCATTATTGTAATCAGTTGGCAATTCTTCCATATCAGGATCCATTAGTGATGCCTTAATAGTGGTAAAGATTTGCGGTGAAATAATGAACCGACGAATTGGATTCTCAGGTGTCTTGTCGTCTTCCATTGGATTAGTGTGTACAAAACCCTGGAACAAGTAACTACGCTTCTTCCAATATTTGCGACCCATATCTTCTAGCGAAGGATCCTTGAACCAAGCACGAACTTCTGTCAAAATCGGACACGTTTCGTTCCACATTTCTACGCAGGGCACTGACACAACAACCTGCTTGTTATCTCCGCCTACCACGCCGTTAAATGGCAAACGAATCATTTGGCGTTCAACCCAAAAGAACGGATTAGATGTGTCACCATCTGGAAGGAAGCGAACAGTTGCGGTTTCGCCTTCTGCAATGTTCCAGTGTGGATAAATGGCGTTGTCGCCTTGGAAAGTTGAACCACTAGCCTTGTTTTCTTGTGCTGCTAGTCGGGCACGAATATCTGCTAAAGATGCCATAGTATTATCTCCTTATGCCTTATGCCTATGTTTTTTACCTTATGCCTAAGTGTATGCCTAGAATGTTTTTACTAAAACAAACAAAAATTGCTACACTTACCAAGTAAGTATAACACAAAAGTATTTAGTAAGTCAACTAGAAAACGGTAAATTATGTGCGAGAAATTTCACAAACCTTTTCCCATGCGTCTGTAGGCACCTGTAATCCTTGTTTTTCAAAATATTCTTGAGAAAAGTCCCGATCTGTGCCAAAAAATGTCTTTAAGCGTGTAACCGGTACGTTTTGTCTGGGCACTGCGCCATCGTCGATAACCCAATATCGAAAATTGGATGTTTGGCCATCTATTAATATTCGCCAGGTTTCTAGCAAGTCCCATTCTGTCATGCTCATATGTTCGGATGTTGGACCATAACCTATGATACATTCTTCGCGCATTAGATTAAAATGCGCAATATTTGCGTCATTGCCCACCGTATCTGATACATGTCTGTAAAGTCCGTGCAAATCATCTCGGCTAACCCAACGCACTGGAATGTGGTGTGTATATACATCTTCGTTGTGTAATTTTAATTTTTCATCTATGCCTAGCATATGCTTAATATATGTATACTGTTGTGCGTTAATAAGAGGATTATGTGTTGTTTGATAGTTATATGGTATTTCGTTGGCGCTGATTAACCTTTCACAGACAACATCTCCGTCTGTTACATACCAAAGATCTCCTGGTAAGAATCTATCCAGATTAAGTTTTACCATTTGCTGCCTTAACCATCCATCCCACACATAGGGGAATTCAAATTCTGAGAATAAAATATAGGTTGGATTTAGATTGGGAAAGTTTAAATCAATTGCTGATTTTAGATCGTTTAGATAATCTGGCCAGGCTTCCCACTGTGGTCCTAGATCATCTACAAAAATATACCAAGGCGGTCGCCATTTGGTTATTTCCAGGAAATTTTTAATGGTTCCCAGTGTTGATAAGAAATGTCCTGGATAGTTTATAAGTGCTACTGCATGCATAAAATTATTTAACGAAAAACGGGCCCATTGGGCCCGTTGTGTTTTAGCGTATATCGCTTGAGCTTAGTTGCCCATTCCCGCTAATCGTTTAATATCCGCTAGTGCGGCATCAATTTGTGCGCTTAGTTCTGCGCCTTTATCGGCGATCTTATCGCCTAAGTTCTTTTCTTTAGGTTCTTCAATTGGTGCTACTACAGCAATATCAGTTGTGCCAACTTCTTCCGGTTCAATTAAATCAACCGGTTTGTTATCTAACTGACTAGTAGCAGTAATGCCATGACCTAGCTCTAAGTCTAAATCGTTTTCAAGTTCTGTTAAACTTTCATAAATTCCTTTACCGTACACGTTTGTTCCTCCGGAAGTTTCGCCTTCACCTTCTTTTGCCATCTTGGTAGCAGTTGCGTACATTACTTCTTCGCCACGCTTACCGTAACGCTTTTTGAAGTCTGCTTTTGATTTCTTCATACCCTTAACATATTTTTCGCGTTTCTTTTCCTCGCCTTTTGTTAACGAGCGTTCATCGAGTTCTTTATCACCTTTCTTTTCAGCGTCTCGAGCAGCTTGCTTCATTGGCTCTTTTTTATCACCGTCCTTGTCTAAGTCTAAGAAATCTGGCTTACCCGCTTCACTAACCTTTTTCTGTTGAGCTTCTTTGCTTTCGCCTTTTAGCCCAAGATCCATTACGTCCATACCCATCTTTCTGGTAGTTGGAACTTTGTTCTTGCTACCGTGCTTCGCTACGTATTGATCCCACGCTTCATCGCTACCTGGAGCAAAGTCACGCTCTTGGTGTGCTAATGCTGCGGTTTGATCTGAAGAAGGACTGGTGCTGTACTTAGCACTTACACGATCTAAATCATCAATGTCCATCTGATCGCTCCAGCCTTGGCCTACGTTAACAGAACCTTTAGAACCATCTTTGTTTAAGGTATTTAATGGTGTTGCTTTAATAGAAGTAGCTAGTCCAGCGTTCTTTCTAATACCAGCAAGTTCTTTTTCTGTTTCAGCACGGTTTCTTTCATAGTCTGCTGTAGAACCTGCATCGCGTCCTAAGATACGAGCAATTTCCATATCTTTATAAAATTTGTCTTCTTTATCTTGTGCTGCTTTTTTAATAGCATCTGCTTTCTCTCTTGCTTTTGCTAGTTTTTCTGGAGTGACTCCTTGATCTAGTCCGTACTTCTTAAGCATCATTGATCTACGAAGATCGTTGCCTGCCTTATATGAACCGCTAGTTAACCAGTTCTCAATTTCATCCCATTCATTATCAGCATCCATGTCGTACTTGGTCATGTTATCTCTGGCCCAGTAGTCTGGATCCATGTTTGGATCTCTCCAATTTGATAAATTACCCGACGGACCTACTAAAACACCTCTAGGACCTACACGAGAATACCCCGGTGGCAATTGTTCATCGCCTGGTGCTTCTTCGATTTTTTCTACTTCTGCGTTGTTTTCGCCGGGAACGATTTGTTCTGCTTCTTCTTCGTTACCGTCTGCTGCGCCAAATTTACCGGCGTTAGCCTCTTGTGTCTTTTTTGCACCTGGCGCAATTGTTGGCTGTGGTTTAGTTGGCTTGCGGTCAAAACCATAATTAGGATCATCACGTGGATCATCGCGTTCTGGATCGTATGGTTCTGTGTCTGCAGGAGCAAACCAATCAACACCTTCTTTGCCTAGATCGCTAGCGTTTGCTTCTTTAACATCACGTTCAGCAAATAAACGATAAAAACCTGCAACTAATTCTTCAATTTCAGGATCTCTAGCAGCGGCGACATGAATCAGTTGTTGTGCTGTAAATGCTGGTTCACCGTCTTCACCATAATCTTCAAAATGTTCCACAACCCACTCTGCTGCATCAATAATACTCATGCCTTGATCTAGATATTCTTTAAACATCTTAACAGCAGCAGACCAATCACTCGAACCCCAATCTTCTAAAATGTCTTGTTCTAATTTTGAAGCATATTCTGATTCGGACATTTCAATTAATCCCATCTCACGTGCTTCGTCATTTAAACGTAGAATGCGCTGTTGGATTGCTTGTTGTGCTTCTTCGTCATCAAATAAACTTGGATCGCGTAGTAAATCATATAGTGCTTTACTTTTTTCTAGGTAATCTTCTCGATCACGCAATGGAGTATCGCTAAATTGTGTTTCGTTTACAGTGGTTGGTTCCTGGAACGCAGTAAAATCTTCATAAACTTTTTCTTGCATGCCAGCTAGTTTACGCCATGCACTCATTTCTAACATTGCATCACGTTCTTGTTTACGCTGTTCTTTTCCTGTATCGATGTCTAATTGCTCGTTAACATCTTTGTTTAATTCTTCTTCTTGATATGCTTTTAGTTCTTCTAAGGAATCAAATGGGCCAGCAACTACTTTGCCATTTACTAAAGCGTAGAAACCATCAGGGCCTTTAACAGCACTCATACCATATTTGTTCATTCCACGTGCACCGAAATCTTCTGCTTCGTTAAAATTTCCGCTGCTTAATTCATTCGATAATGCTTCGCCGATATCTTCCCATCCTTCAGTGGTGTTTAAGAAATTTAATAC